TATGTTTTCTTGCCATCGCCAGTGGCCACATCGCCGGTCGCTCCAACAACATCGATCACGTAATAGACCGGGTCGGTATACAAATAATTCAGGTCATCCACCACTGGATCACCAAAATTAGCCTTTGAGGCAAAGGTGTCAGTGGTGACCTTGGTAATTTCAGTGTAGGTTCCGCTCATAATTTCAATCCTTTTCTAATAGAACCATGTGTAAGCCGGGTCATCCCACTTGCCCTGGGTATCCCACTTCATAAACGCGTAACTGTCCAGCGATGCCGCCTTCACCATCCAACTGAAGTGCACCAGCCCGCCGCGCTTGATCACAAATTTCACCCGGTGCACAAAGAAATCATTCAAGATTCCCGCCACCGTTTCTTGCTGTTTCACCCGCATCCCCGGCTCAACGTACAAAAACGCCGCTGCCAGCAAATAACTGCGGTTCGCCACGTAGCTCGCATCCTCGATAGCCGTAAAAGGATCCGCGTACTTCTCCAGCGTCAGCTCCGCGAACGCATTCGCCACGATCGGATCATCCTGGCATTTCATGTCTACCGTCAGCGGCTGCAGGTCATTCTTCAAGATCGAAGCAGCATCTTCCACCAGGTAATCCACCGCGTTGTACACATAAACACCCTTGCCAACCGCTGTCAACATCGTGATCCAGCCCTCGGTTGCCACCGTGTTCTCGATCACATACCTGAAGCCGCCAGTTCCAAATGTCGGCGTGATGCTCAAATTTGCGGTCAGGTCTGTCCCCGAACCATCCTCGTTGACGAACATCCCGTAATGCGTGCCCCCCACCAGCGGCGTCACCATGTCAATCCCGGAAACCTGCGAAGCCGCGTTGTTCGGATCCTTGTACTTTCCCTGCAGCACAACCGTCTCGCTCGCTCCGATCTTGATAGGCTTCTCCAAATTGAACAGCACCGCCGTGGCCGCCGCGTCCACCCGGCGCGGGTACGCTGTAAACTTCACCCGGTTGTAAATATATTTGCCAAAGCTCGGCTCCAGCGCCCGCTGTGAATTGAGGAACTCCGCCGTGTGTTTCTGGTTCAGCACCAGCGGTCGCCCGTCCTCCGTGGTGAGGTAATTGCCGTCCTCGGTGCCCAAATAATTGCTTTCCAGCGTGTGCTTGGGGATGAAAGCGTACGACTTCTTTTCATCATTCCTGGTAAAACGCCCCTCAATTTTCAAGCCGTTCCTGTCCAGGTAGATGTACCCCAGCTCAGAGAAAGCCATCTTGGCGAACTCGGCCATCGCCGTGGTGTTCGAGCGCACCATATCGAACAGCGTGTTGAATTCATCCTGGCAGATAAAATATTCCGGCGTTCCCGGAGGTTGGATATCAATTTCCGCCAGCACCAGCGGCACACCCTGCGCCATCGTTTTGTTTTCCGCAAAGGCGATTCCCTGTATCTCTGCGTTGGCTGCCTGTTCCATCCAGTCCTTCACCGTCACCCCCGTGAAGCGCTGACCGTAAATTCCCGTGCCAACCTTGATGCAGTCCTTCGGGATCCTGCCCGTCCATTTTTGCACAGCCATAGTGTCGAACACCAGCGTCAGCCGCACCTGCAGCCCGATGGTGAAACCGGCTCTGCAGTTGGGATGATTCGGGCTGTAAAATCCCACCAGTCCCGCTGAATTGCTTTCCGTGTTGTTCAGGCTGAAGCTCAATACCCCCGGCGTTGCCACCCGGTCAAGCATTCCCGTGCCGGGGATGCCGTATTCACAGTTGATATCGCTCACCACGTCGTCAGTAAAATTCACCCAATTGACGCCGTCAAAAAGCGCTTCCAGGTAATAATCGTCGTAATAGACGATCATCCCACCGCTCCCATCGCCATCAGCTTGTAAGCCAGTGCGTTGGCGATATCATTTGCGCTCGGTCCCTGGTAAATTCCCATCACTTCACCCGCTTCGCTGCCGCCAGTTGAGGGGATACCCATCGTGGCATTCATACCCACCTCGGCGGTCATATCCAGCGGCACATTCGAGAAATCTTCAATGCCTTTTGCCATGCCCAGCATCATGTTGGCGCCGATGCCCGCAAATACTTTTGATGGCGATGCAATTCCAAGCACACCTTTCAGCGCGTCGATCACATCCTTCACGAATTGCTTGATGTTGTTCATGATGTCGGCAAACTTCGATTTCAAGCCTTCCCAGAACCCCGTGATCGCGTCCACACCGATATCCCAAAGAGGCTTCAACATCGTGCCGATTCCCTCGATCAAACCCACCACCAGCTGCACGCCAGCGTCCAGGATCAGCGGCACGTTCTCGATCAATGCTGTCACGATTGAAACGATCAGCGGAGGGATGGCCATCACCAGCTGCGGGATTGCAGTGATCAAGCCCTGCACCAGCGCCAGGATGATTTCCAGGGCTGCCTGTAAAATCATCGGAATGTTTTCCAGCAGCACATTCACAATGGTCATGATAATGATTGGCAGCTGCTCGATCAGCATCGGCAGCGCGTCCACAATTCCCTTCACCAATCCCAAAATAATGGCAATGGCTGCCTCGATCAGCATCGGGATATTCTCAACCAGAACCGTCACCAGTGTCAGCATCATTTGCACGATCGATGGGATCAACGTCGGCAGCGCATCAGCCAGTCCCATCGCCAAAGCCACAATAATTTGCAGCCCTGCCTCCAACAGAATGGGAAGCAAGGTAATAATTCCATTTACCAGTGTCATCAGCAGTTCAACCACAGCTGGGATCAATGCGGGCAGCATGGACACAATTCCCGTCACGATGCTGATCACCATCTTTGCGCCCATCTGGATAATACTGGGAAGTCCTTTCACAATGCCATTGACGAACCCGGAGACCAGGTCACCGATCTTCGCCATTTTCTCGTCCATCGTGCCCGCACCCGTGATGATTGCCATGATGCCGCCAAGAAGCTCATTGAAGCTGCCCACAAGTTGATTTACGATTGGAAGCAAACCTGCGCCAATGGTAGCTTTGATGTTCTCAAAATTTGCAGTCATGATGCGTTGCTGGTTTGCCAGCCCATCTGATGTTCTTTCAAAATCACCTTGAGCCAGTGCGGTTTGTTCCATCACCAGGGCATAAGTTGCCTGTGCTTTGGCAGCCGCAGACACCGCGCCCTCACCATCCCACAGTCCCATGGCCATGGCTTTTGCTTCAACCGCAGCGGCATTCAGGTTGACGCCCAATTTCTTGAGCGGCTCCGTTTCACCAGATAAACCTGCCCGCAGTGCATCCAGAACTTGTGTCGGATCCATGTTGTTAAAAGACGCAAGGTCAGCTGATAATTCAACCAACCCGATCGACATATCATTTACAGCGTTCCCAGTGATCCCCATGGATTTGAAAAGATTGCCGTAAGTACCCACGGCAGCCATCGCTGTGTTCGTGCTCATCCCAAGAGCTGTTGACGCTGCGGCACCCCAATCTTCAATGCCATCCGCCGAGTCTCCAAAAATGACCCGGACCTTTGACATTGTTTCCGCCAGGTCTGATGCCGGTTGAATCGTGCTTGCCAGCGCGGCCGTAACTGCACCGCCTGCGGCGAGGGCGGCGGTTCCCAAACCTGCCAGGGCGCCGCCAATACCGCGCATGATCCCTTTTCCAGTGGAATGGGCTTTACTTTCCGCTTGGTCCATTTCAGTGTTGAAATCGCGAGTGTCCACTCCCAATTTCACCAGCAATGACATTAAGGTATTACCCATCGTCTCTCAGATCCTTCCCGCCCAGTCCGATCGTCAGCGCCTGCGCGAATTGCAGCATCTCGTCCACAGTTTGCTCGTGTTTCTCGAACTTCGGCATGAAGTCCACCGGCTTGTATGCTTTTTGCCCTTTGCCCCGCTGCGTGTTCGCCACCGTTGATGCCGTGATCGCGTGCCCCAGCAGGTTGATCTCCGTCCCAAATGGCTCCAGCGTTGCAAACACCATCCACTCGGTCAGCTCACGGCTTGAAATCTTCTCCAGCAGCTCGCTGACCGTGCATCCCAGGTAGCCCGCTAGTCGGAAACAGAACCTTCGAAAGGGACCTTCACACCTTCAGTCAGTTCTTTCACCTCGGTGTCGCCCAGCCCGGAGAGCTTCTGCGCCACCACGAACACGCGGGATAAAGCCGCGGCGCTTTTCTTTGCCAGCGCAGAGATATCTTCCTCGCTGAACAGGCGTTTGCCATCTGCATCGCAGATGCTGAAAGCGCACAGTTTTGCCCGGATGTTGACCAGGTTCATCTTTTGTTGTGTGCCGCGTTGTTCGATGATCCCGGCTTCAAACTTATCGCGCTCGCTTCCAGTGAGACCCTTCACGTACACATCCCCGCCCCACTCGGGCACATTCACCAGTTTCTTTTCAATATCCGCAGCACCCAAAATTGCTTCACGATTTAAAATCATTACCATCTCCATTTGTCATTGCGAGGCGCGTTCTTTGCGCCGTGGCAATCTCGGTTTTATTCAATTTTGCCTATGCCAAAGTCGGCTGACCCGTGATCTTCATCTTCACCGAAGCGGTCAAAGACCCGCCAACCGGCGCACTCGGCTCAAAGCCAGTCACCAGCGCGCTGAACGACCAGGTCGTGGTCGCGGTATCCGTGAACACGCGGCTGTAGGTCTGCGCCGTTCGGCTGA